GCTTCGCCGGTCAAGCCAAGTTCCTTGCCTTTTCTAATATTACTACTCTTGTCTGAATGTAGGTATATTTTAGCTTTCACAATATCGCCCCCGCTTCTCTTGCCTGGTCGTAAGCTTTAGGATCACCGACAGCGAGTACCGCATCAAGCAAGCGGTAAATCCACGGCCTGTTCAGATACCATAGCATATACCGCTTTTGTCGTTCCTGTGCTCGGCTAAGTGCCTGATGCACTTCTTTCGCTGGCGTGTATGTTCGTTTTGGCATGACGTTCCTTTCGGGTTAAATGTTAAAAAACTGGCCGCTGTTTTTTCTGCCTGCATGGTTTCTTAGGCCATCTTATTTAACAACCACCTGCGGCTGGGTTGCATTAAGGATAAGAATATCAGGCAGATTCGAACTGCAATGCGTGGTACAGGCCAAAGACTACTTCACTGTCTGACGCTATTCGCCACCTGACGCATCTGGCATAACACAGGCGGGCTTTCCGGATGCAGATAGTTTCCATGCTGCACTTATTCCCGCTGCTGATATTCTGTATTCAATTTTCTTACTGCCGGTGATCCCCGCACCGGCAACGGGCATAGTTGTTTTGGTCGTTATTTTTATATAAAGCCGAGCAGGGGATAATTCGCCCTGCCGGCAGTCCCGTATCCAGTACTTTGCAATCATTTGACAACCTATATATTTGGCATCAAGCTTGGGCATTACAAAGTCTTCACCGTTCGACAAAGGCCTCATCGAGAGCCATCGGTTTCAGATAATAGCGGCGGTGGGATTCGAACCCACGACCTCAAGGTTATGAGCCTTGCGAGATACCAACTTCTCCACGCCGCAGTAAGGTGGGACAGTGCGGGTTCCAAGCCGCGGACAATACTTTTCAGCCTTGCAAGGGCTGCGGCAAAGTGCCACCGACGTATTTGCTTACGTCAATGTTAAGTTGCCATGAACGGCACCCTGTTCGTTCATCCGTGCCACTGTCCCATATATTCAATTTTATAAGAGCATGGTGCCGAGCCGTTTCGGATTACCCAGCAAAGATAAGGGCCAGCCCGACACCAGTCGCATAATCCCTGCTATACAGGGATTTCTTCTTCATCGTCATAGCCGCCTTCTGGTTCTGTCTCGGCGGGTGCTTCGTCGGCTTCGCCTTCGATAAAGGTACGAAGCTCTTTGTTGTAAACTTCGGTGAAAGTTTTCTTTTTTGAATGTATTGATCGAATTTTCACCATATTCTCATCGCTATCAGGCAGGAGAATACCAAGTGTTTTAATGACAACAGCACTGGCTTCACCATTGGAAAAAGTCTTTTTCACGAGAGTAATCTCGACTTTAGCCCACCAGAAATCGACGATCGGCTCGCCTGCATTATTCTTCTTGCCGATTTTATTGTACGCCGTCGATACTTCATTTACCACACCATCAAGCCACTTTTGCAAGTCACTGTTTTTGCCTAAAGATGCAGCCGACGCCGATATCGTTACCGGAATAAAAGCTCCATCTGGTAAAAACAATAATTGGATGTAATTCTTACACGCCTTGCTTTTTTCGTTGTCACCGGATCCGTATTTGTCCTTTTCGCACTGAACACATATACCGGTACATTGAACATCTTCACCACCATCAGGTTTGACGCCATTAGTCGAATAACAGTCTGGAGGTGACGGCTCAGATGGATTGAATTTACCTTTAAAGAATTTGCTTGAACAGTGTTTGTATAAAACATGACCAACAAGCTTCTTTACTCGTTCGTCGGGACCGACCTCAAACTCAGCCGAATCCTTAACGATCTTGTAATGCTTGAGGTATAACGGCGTCGATTTGTCCAGCGTGGACGATCCGAATATATCGTCTTGCTCTGCATCGCTCAACGCCAATGCGTTTTCGGTTTCTGGCTTTTTCGCCAGTGCTTCATCGACCTTTTTTTCGGCCACGTCATCTTTCGCCAGTTCTTGGGCTTTTTCTTCTTCTTCTGTCACTTGACACCTTCTTTCAGTTTCTTAGACTCTTAGTTTCTTTGCCTCCGCTATTCATACCGGCGGAGTTACGGGGTTATGTATACTGTGTAATCTTTTGCACTTTATTGGTTCGGTAATGTTCTTCGTTGAAGCTTATAATACCAGTCCTCGCTTCTGTTCTCAGGGCACGGTAGATGTAGACTCCACCTGTATACCATCCAACGAGTAGTCCAATAACGAAAACAATGATGAGCAATACAATCGCTTCCATAATAACCGCCTTCCTTAGTAATTGATTGTTACGTGCGGGATTTCGCCGTTGACGATAGCGATAACAAGGTTGCGAGCAATGAGGTCATCCCCAATTATATCGTTAATGGCTTTTTCGATGACATTCTCAACTTTTTCCCGATGCTTCTCATCAGCAACCCGCTTCGCTTCCTTTTCAGCAGCTTCACGCTCAACACGTTTAGCTTCTTCCTTTTCAGCTTCGGCCTTTGCTCTTTCTTCGACCTCTGCCTTTGCAGCCGCATCGATAAGATCCTGCTTGTGTTCAGCTTCTTTCTTTTCGGCCTTTTCGCGAGCATCCTTTTCGGCCTGGAGTTTGATGTTAGCTTCACGCTGAACACGCTCGGCTTCCTGCTGCTTAGATGCTTCGGCGGTTTCCTTTGCAAACTGGACAGCAGTGGCCTTTTCCTGTTCTGCCTTTTTTGCAACCGCTCTGGCGGCAGAAACTATTTCAGCCGCTTCTTTTTCTGCCTGTTCGATCTTTTCGGCAGCTTCCGCAATAGCCTTTTCTGCGAGTTCCTGTTTCCTGATAGCTTCGTCGATCGCTTCCTGCTTTGCTTTTTGCTCTGCCTCGATATCCGCTTGCATCTTAGCCAGTTCTTTCGCCTTACGCTCGTTTTCTTCTTCCTGTGCCTTGATGTCAGCCAGCCTTACCGCTTCGGCTTTTTCCTTTGCTGCCTGTATAGCATCGACCTTTGCCTGTTCTTCGGCTTTGATGCGATCGGCTATGACGTTGATCGGCTTCATGTGAACATCGATCATTTCTTCGATGGTGGCGATACACTCATTTCGCTCAGAGTCAACCAACTGGCAAGCTGCAAGTGCTTTCTGTTTTGTGGTTTTGTGTATCTCGTTGATCTTCGATTTCGTCCCGCGGAGCTTGTGTACCCAACTGCGAGCATCTTTCTCGCCCGCTGGCGTCTCATAATCAAATACACGCTCGGCGTTCGCCTTTTTAACTTTTGCAAGTTCCAATCTGATAGGATCGAAAGCAACCAGCTTTGAGGTTTCAGTATTGATCTCTACTAATTTGTTTTCTGTTTCCACGATATTACCCTTTCAGTTCTTAGTTTCTTTGACTTCTGTATTTCTAAACCGCAGAAGCTCCGGTGTTACCAACTGAAATATATGCTCAGATTGTGCTTTGCACATAAATCCAAGAATACTTTAGCGGATGCGATCAAACTCAAACACCCTTCGACTTCTTCCCACGAAGCCTTTGCCTTTGCTAATTGAACTTTTTCGGCAGACCAACCCGCCTCATCGTAAACTCCAAATCCAGTTGCTTCCTTTAAGGCGGCACCTGCACCAGAGCAATCTAATGCACAGTGACTCAAAAAACCATCGCATCCAACAAGCAAGCATAGCTGATCGCTTGCATCACTAAATGCTTTTTTGATTTTAGCACTTTTTATAGTTTTTCCCGTTTTTGTTTCTGCAAATGCGTCCCAACCCACAATCACACCCCCTTTTCGGCTTTAAACGCCGCAACAAACTTGCTCTTGCCATTCATGCGGATTCCTTTTTCTTCCCATGATGTGATGATGGGACGTTCTTCTTTCGAGTAAGTATAGTCGTCGCCCTCAGGCATAGGTATGCTCATATCCTCGTCCGTTAAAGGTATCTCGCCGCCCATTTTAACATATTCGTTCATCGTGCTATTGAGCGTGTTATAATTGACAGTACGCTTGATAATATCGCCAAGCTTGTTATCCTCAAGGAACCCGAACAGGGTTTCCTCAGACACCGAAGCGTTCCTTGCGTACCTTGTTTTCAGGTTCAGTGACGGTGACAGCCCGCTCTCGGTGGTAAACTTCGTCATCCCCGCAGCTTTCTGTAAATCATACAGAGCGATACGAGCCTGTTTAAGCTCCTCTGTTCGTCTGGTATGCTCTGCTTTGAGTTCCGACACTTCGTCAGTCTCAAGAGCGATATGTTCGGCGAGGATCGTTGCTGCCTTCAGGTCAAAGGATGCTTCGCTGTCGTCGTACATGTCGTCTGTGTTATTTTCTTTGTTCTCCATGATACTATTCCTTATTTTCTTCATCATATAATTTCCAACATTTATCCATATTACATCTACTAGGGCATGATGTAATACAGCCGATGTTCGGGCAGCCTTTATGACTCCATCGCTGGCTTGACCACTGTAACGGACAATATAAAGTTTTAAGCGGAATAGGTTTTTTGCCGTTTAGCCATTCATCGTAGGATGCACCTGCCTGTGTAAAGTTAATCTGAGTTTTATCTTCCATGACAACATTATCAGCAGAGTGAACATAGCCGCATCCATTCCCGAAAACACGCCGAACGTCTTTTCTTTTTACACGACTAACGAAAGGTGTGTATGTAAACTTGTGGTGGAATTTACCAGACCCTTTGCAACGGCAACAAACAACTGCCGCCCCGTCTCTTTCGGCCATTCCTACGTAAAGACCCGTTCCGCCGCAACTTTGGCACTCTATGTCAACTTCAAATATTTCGTTCTCCATAATACTATTCCTTTTCTTATTGTAAATTCCGAATTTGATAGTCTAAATCTTCAATTCGTTCAACCAGCCGGTCAATAATTATATTTGATTCTTCCTGACAACAAGTACACAGATTCAAGTCTGTATTTTTATAGTTAATTGCCATGCAATCTTCACCATTACAAAAGCTTTCGCTGCATATACGACACTCAAAAAGCTCCTCCGTGAGCGTACAGCATCCGTTACACTTTGTTTTACTCGCTTCGGCTTCCTGTATATCAGCTTCGTCGTCGGCGAGCGTGTGGAGTTCGTTGTGGTCGTGTTTATTCATCATTTAACTTTCTGAATAGTATGTGGGTTGCGTGGAGGATAGTGGTTTTATCAAAGTCAGATGAGTTGACGCCGTAAAATGGAAGTTCGTGGCCTTCGACCATATAAATCACGGGAAAAGCGGTCACGCTTTTTCTTTCATCCTCAAACTTAAAGCCCTCTCGTTCGTAGCCGTCAGGGATTACATTTATCACACATTTCAATCCGTCCCACACATAACCATGTTCGTGAAATTTAGCCCCTACTCTGAATGTTAATATCTCACACTCCACTATCCCGCTCTCTGGCTTGTAGTCGGGGCGGAGGCGGTAGGGGAACACGTCATACTTTCCGCGGACGGGTTTACCTGAATCAGGGTAATGCATGGATTGGTGCCAACCTTTTTTACCATAAAGCCAGCAATAGACTTCATAATTTTTTAAATTGCCACATCTATGCATATCATCCAGCATCGCTTCCTGCAACTCCGCACTCATCAACCCAAACGACTTCTCGTTCTTCTGTGCCGCTTCAATTAGTTTTGCGTTCATTAGTTCTGCGTTCATTTCATTTCCTTTCCAAAAATTTCAGGCTTACCTTCTACATACTCTCGACGGCAATCGGGGGATGATCCGGCAAGCCTGAAAAGTCTTTGGCTGCGGGTGTTTGTTTCTGTGAATTTGATTGCCGTCGTATTCATAAAAACATTGTCGGCTATCCGCTGCCGTTTGTCCAGTAAAAAATCGGATTTATTTTCACATTTTCAAATGTTAAGAGGATGTAAATGAAAAGGTTACGTGTATGATACGTGGTACGGAGTTGTTAAGAATTTATTAATGAAAAAAAAAGACAGCCGGTGCGTATGCCGGCCATCCCTCGTAGGAAGATAAGATGAGTTCAACGGTTATTAACGGCTTCAAGGACAGCCTTGAAACCATCCTCTTGCGTTTTCTGGATTATTTCAAGATCCTTCTGGATCAAAAGGATGTCAATCTTATTCTGTCCGGACGGTTTGCATCCATCCTCTTTAAGTTCTACCGTTTCGGCCTTGACTGTTTTAATATCAGCCTGTGCCAATACAAACGCAGTTGTAATGCCAGTACCGATGACGACAACCGCCAGCCCAAGCCTGATCCATGCGATGTTGCTTACTTTGTCCTTTGCCATGCTGCCGCTCCTTATTTTTTTACTTTGAATTCGATTGTGTCGCTTTTAGATTTCTTGCCGTTCGTTTGTGATCCATACGTTTGTACTCCTGCTCCGAAAATAGCAAGTGTTGATATTGCTGTGCCGCGAGCCATGCCTTGTTCCTGCATAGTTTCAAATATCTCTCTGAATGAAAGCGGTACAAGTAAGCTTCTCGGTAAGTCCTCCGGACCGAACGGCTCACCGATAGGGTCCTTGCCGGTTAGTAGATTTAAAGTTGTGCCGAACATCGGGGACAGCTTGTACCTTAAAAAACTACCTAATACTCCTGCTGACGTTCGCCTGCCAAATCCAACATCTTCGCCGCGTATCGGACTTATTTCGCCGGTCACAGACGATTTAACCTTACCAGATATTAACCTGGATAACAAAACTGTAACTTGCGATATACCGGAAAGAACATCAACCCTGGTGTTACCAATCTTTATCTTGCCGAAATCTGGCGAACGAGGATCCCATTCAAACGCATCGTCGTCAAGTGTTAATGCCGCCAGTGCGTAAACCATAGCCATTCCGATCAGGTATCGGGCGTATTCTTTCGTTATTTGCTTCGCCACCCTGTCGCCTCTAAGGGCTTTGATCGGTTGAGTCACTAGTCCGCCGAGCAACTGGAACCGGCTGGCTGTGTACCTTGGAGCAAAGAACGCCACATTTAATCCTTCAGCAGCATTTTCAAACTTACCCAAAGTCCCTCTGCCCGTAGCCACGTTTACATATTTTGCGATTGCCTTAGCTTCATCCAACGTCACTTCTCCTGTTTTGGATAGTCCGGCAGCCATAATATCAAATGAATCTGCTCTGAGTTCGTTCAAGAATGTTATATATGCTCTATTGGAACCAGCCAAGCCAGGTAAAGCTTTTTCTGCTGATTTAATCAACTTTGATTGCATTATTTCTTCTTGTTTTGATAGCTGATAACTTCCATCAGTAGGAGCCAAGAACAGGCCTGCTTTTGCATACAATGGAGCGTTTGGCCTGTCCTTGATGTCCCTTGCAATCTTATCCTGCCTTTGCTGTGAAGAAAAAGCCTTAAACATAGGGACGAGACTCTTGATTGCTCGAACGGGATGTCCAAGTGCGATAAAACCACCTTGGCGAAATACCGCAGAGAAGTCAAATGCTGTCATTATATTTCTCGCAGCGTTGAAAGGATCTTGTATAGCCTTGCTAAATATACTTCTCGGTTTTAAATTACTGATCTGACGACGTATCTCACGTTGAATCTCGTCGCGTTTAAATTTCAGTTTTTCGACTTCTTTGCTCTGGGTTACGACGATTCGCGGTGTCGGTAAAATATCGCCGGACTCGATGCGTTTTGTGAGCGTGTCGATTTGAGATTGCAACCGCTTTTTCTGCGCAGGTTCACTTTTGGCTATTTTCTTTTTCAGGTCGTCACGGATAGATCGTAATTTCTCGATAGCCTGAGTTGCCTTTTTCCCCCGGGCTTTCGGCTGGATCGTTTCACCAGCCCTTAGAATCTTTTCAAGTTCGGTTACTTTTCGCTGTAGGCGTTTGTCCTGACGGGCTTCTTCTTTGATTTTGTTCAATTTCTGAATTAGATCATCAGTTTGGCGATTCTTGCCCTCAGTGGCTTCGACAATTGAATCGACGACTATCTGGCGGGTTATGCCCGGCACGGTCGTTTTCATTCTGGTAACAACATCGTCAAGCGTCTTGATGTCAGACTCGGCACCGATCGCCATCGCCAGGTCAGTTATGCTTTGAGCTAATTCTGAGCAATCTTTTGCCATTAGTTATTACATCCTTGACTTAAAAGAACATTTACATTGCTCGATAATTCAGCGATCGTCGATCGTCGCTGCTGTTTGCTTAGCGTGGTAAACCGCTTTGCTCCACGCCTGAAGATTCCTTTTGCCTTTAAATCCTGCACCTCAGTTTCGAGCGTCACGATCTTCTTTTCTGCTTTCACAAGTCTTTTCGTAAGTCCTTTAAAAACAGCCTTTTTTGCTGCAGATAGCTTTTTACCAGCCGCTGCCTTTGCTCTATTCAGGACAGATGTTAGTTTAAAGTCACGCCCAACCTGTACTTTTCGTGCTCTTAAAGCTCGGCCTGCCTCTGAGCCGGACGTTTCAAGTGCGTTCAGGAGATTGTCAAACTCTTGCTCGACACGGCTGGCTTCTGCCGATAGGGTTTTAATATCGGCGTCGTCCGTTGACTCCCCGATAAGGTCCATAAGCTGCTCATGTTCGATTTCCAGTTCAGCGACCGCGATACGCATCCCAGCATCTTCGACGTCTGACAATGCCCTCGCGTTGACATTGATCTCGTCGGCGATTCTCTGAGCCTTTTCCGGTATCTTCTGATCCACAGCCTCTTTCATCGCCTGCTCATCGCTTCTGCGTGTTTTCGAGTTGACCTGCCCGATCCCCAGCCGTTCGCGTATCTCTTTGGTGGATGCGTGTTTTGTCGATGTTGGGAAAGCGGGATCCGTAACGTCCACCTTTACAGCATCCTCGACGCTGGTAGATGTTTCCTGCGACACTGAACTTTCCGGTGCCACTTTAGGCTGTTTCTGGACCGATTCGGCGGTTACGGATTCTGTAACGTCGGGCTTTACAGACTTTTTAGTAGCCACAACGGGTTTTGTGGGTATTTTGGTATCCGCAACCTTCGCCTTCTGCTCGACAACAGGTGCTTTCGGCTTCGTAATCGGCTCTATTTTCGCCGGTTTGGGCTTTTTGACTTCCAACTTCTCCGTAGCCTCCTGCTTCGCTTCTAAGCCCTTGGCAACCTCGGCCTCCTCAACTACCGGAGGTGCTTCTTCTGCCTTGACAGGCACAGCGTCAGCATGCTTTTCAGTTATATCTGCGGTTGGCTCTGCCCCGAACTCACCATCAGCAATATCAGTGTCGGCGTCAGTCTTTTCAGCGAACGACTGAGCGAGTATCTGGGTTCCAGCAGCACCACCTCCCAAAAACAGTCCAGCGGTCCCACCTGCAAGCCCAGCAAGTGCTACGCGACCACCTGAATCAATGGCAAGCTGTAAGGCACTGTCGATGTCAGTAACTTCACCGGACGTTATGCCCGGTGTGGCGATCGATACGGCCTCTTGTGTCGCCTCCTGCAATCCCTCGGTGATAAACTGCTTTATTCCGGCCAGAGTGACATCTTTACCGGCTGCTGCGATAGATTTAAGGGTCTTTTCTTTTGCTATTCTGGCAATGGCCTCAACTCCACCCTCACCGAATTTCAGGACACGATTGACCTGTAATTGCTCAAGAGCGGCGTTTATCGTGCCGACGACCAGCCTGTTTACGTTTGCCTCTTCTTGCGTACCACCTCTTTCAAGCACATCGCGGGCGGATGAATCGCCCTCAACGCTGAAAGCAAACAATGCACCGGCCGCGGGACCGCCTAAAACTGTCGCTGCGGTTGTTCCAGCCATAAATGCCAGCGTTTCAGGAACCACTTGGGCGATAAAAGTAGCGGTTTTCTGTTTTATTGACATCCCTTTAAGGCTCGATGCCGTCAGTTCAGGGTCTTTAAGCTCAATAAGTGCGTTTCTGGCAATATTACCACCTATTTCGCCCAGTTGGTTCAATCCTGGCAGGCTTAATCCCTGTTCATCGGATAATTTCGCAACCTCCGCAACCGTACCGCCAACGCCCGCGACGACATTTAAACCGCCTCTTTTCAGCGAGTCCTTTATTTCCTGGCTGATTGTTTGATCTTGTTGTGCGACGATTTCCCTTTGCTCGGCAAGTTTAGCCTCCTGTGCGGTTTTTTGTGCTTCTGGGGTAATATCCGGACGTTCTGCGAACAAAGTAGGCTTGATTTTCTCTGACAACTGGCGATTAAGTTCGAAAAGTTCATCGTCTGAAAGTGTACTCAGGTCGGTTCCGGGCGGTATTACGGACGGTTCTAAGTCCGGGTCTGGTATTGGTACGCCCGGACGCGATGCTATGCCCTGTCGCTCCGTTGCACCTTCGGCAAAGGGGTTAAACTCGTCAACTGCAACCGCACCTTCGGCTATTGGGTCGAAAACCTCGGTTGCACCTTCTTTTAGCGGGTCAAATGCCATTATTGTGCCTTAAATCCGTTGTCGATAAATTTCTGTTGTTTGTCGGCTGGAACATTAAAAACTTTGCCGTCAAGGGAAACCATAGTTATAGTTGTTGATGTATCAACGCCGACACCTTTTGCCTTTGAAATTGGAGCGATTTTTGTGCCGGGCGTTTCGGCAACATCCATAAACTCAGGTCGTGGTACGACGAATTTGCCGAATCCGGGCTGTCCTTTTGCTCCTTGTGTAGCTTTTTTATCCCACCAGTCATTGAAGTTTTTCTCGATACTATCTTCGGTGAACCCCTGTGCAAGTCCAGCGTCTTGTGCTTTTCGGAGTGCCTTCCAGTAAGCATCTTCCCCAAATGCTCTATCCAGCTTTCCAACTCTTACTTTCTTTTGGCCTTTGAGTATTTTTGTAAAATCAGTGCCAGGCTGGGCTTCTTTCAAAGTTGGGTTATGTCTCAGGCGATTTCTTGCACCATCTTTTTGTACAGTGCTTTTTTTCTCATCTTTCAAGACTTTAATGTCTCTGTCGAGAGCCTTATCTTCTTTGGTTTGCTCAAATTGCTCGGTTTGTTTGAGTGCCGCACTTGCCCTGGGGTCGATTCCAGCCTTTATCCTTGCACCTTTTTTCTGCTCATCTGGCGACAATAACGATGGTGACAACGCTTTTTTCAAAGCTTCCCCGATAACCATCTGTTTAATCTGATCGGATAAACCACCACCGCCCGGAGCAAACCCACCGATAGCTTTCTGGACCTTACCCCTTATGCCACCGGCAAAGGTAGGTTCTTCCTGTGCTGCTGCAAGGATCGCTTCTGGCGTTGTCGCACCAGCCGATATAGCTCTGGTCACGCGGTCAAGCTGTTGCCGCTGTTTTCGTACCTGCTCGCCTTCGGTGATCGTCTTTAGGATGCCAGATAGTGACTGTGCAAGCCGCTCTCCGCCAGTGAATCCAGCGGCCTCGTCTCTGCTGCTTACATTGATTGGACTTAAAACTCTCTGTGCCATGGTATTGTCCTTTAATCTTTCTTGCTTATTACGCCGCTTAGAAGCTGTCCGATTATATCGCCAAGTCCACCCAGCGGATCCTTTGCACCACCACCGGAAACTAACGGCTGGACGGCTGGCTGCTCGCCAAGTATAGACCGTAAGAGGTCGGCTTGCAAGGTAAACGGCTCGATTCTTTGCTGTTGTTTTTGCTGGAAGTCTGCGTCAAGTCCCGCTTGACTTTCAATCCGCGTACGTTCTGCGTCTGTTTGCTCAAGCCCTTCGAGTAGCCTTGCAACATCGATCTTGCGGCCTGCGGAGCTTTCAGCGAACGATGACAGCGATGCCGTGATACTTTTCTGGACATCCGTCACCGCACGGCCTACGGCGTCTCTGCCTGGCGTAGAAGTTATATTTCCGCTTGCCTGTAACCCTCTGGCAATACGATTCAAAAGCAAGTCACCACGCTGGGAAGTCTCGGCGATTATAGCCCGCACGTCCTCCCTGTCCATGAAGTCAGTGTCAAGCTCGCCGACCAACGACGCTCTCGCTTTTTGGGCGGTTGGCGATTTCGCTCCGGTCTTTGCGATCTGCCTGGTTGGAACGTCCGGAAGTTCTTCAGTTGCCAGACCAAACAGTTTGCCTCTTGCAATGTTCTCCTGATCCGTTGACGGAACCCTCGAGAACGCTACGGACGATTTTGCAGGATCGTCGTCACCGAATAAACCAGCTGCTCCGCCGACGAGAGCAGCGACCGGATTCCCACCACTTAAACCGAAGCCTGCCAATGCTCCGGTGATTGCTTTACTTAAACTGAATCCCATTGTAATTCCTTTCTACGGTTGTAGTTTAATCACCAATCCTAAAACAACTAAAGCTGATCGACGAAACGGTTAAATTGGTTGTGCCGCTAAGGTTTGCCACGTATATAGCTAAAACATCACCACCAGCTAACACATGGAGTCCTGTGGCTGAAATTGACCCAAAATCTGCACCTCTTACCATACGATGAACTTCCATATTTCCGGGGTACTCTATTGTAATATCGCCGGTAGGAGTGCCCTCGTCATAGTCGCCGTTGCCGGTTGTAGCAGAACCGTCTAAATCAACAATTTCAAAAGTGTCGTTAGTTTTGTTGTCAACTATAAACGAGCCGTTAGTATTGGTATTCACCAGTACTCCGACAATCTCGACCATATCGCCATCTTCCAGACCGTGAGCTACGGACGTGACGACTATCGGGGAAACTCCATTGTCCGTTACATCGGTTATGTCTTTCGGAGTAGCTAACGTAATCCCCATTGCAAACGTCATCTCTTTGTCCTGGCCGCCTGCCGCAGTAATAGAACCGTGATAAGAAACTTCGTACTCACCACCAGCCATAGAAGAAAGAGTCAATGTATTTGTTGTAGTATTACCCACAACATTCAATAAATCGTCTTCATGTCCGACTACTGTAAAAGAATCTATCAGGGTGTAAATATCTTGTGTTGCGATAGTAACATCTACGTCTGAGGTGGAATGAAACCAAATATTTGAAAAAGCATCACCATGTAGTAAATGTTCTACGCCATCGCCCGACTGAAAGAATAATTCATTGTTTGACTTGGTGTAGATTGCCCCGAAGTCAGCCAGAGGCGTTGGCGTTGTTGTTTCTTTAAAGAAGATAGTGCCATCGCCCGCAACCTCAAGGGCGTGTGTCGGCACTGTGTTATCGCCGAAGCGGGCGTTGCCAGCGTGTGCCATGTTGCCGCCAAGCGAGTAGATTGACCAATTAGCCACGCTGCCAGAAGTCATATCCTCAATGTACAAACCGTACAACGTCTCAATATCACCAGCTATTGGAGGGCCACCGGATAGCAATGGGTTGCTTGCGTAGAAGTCAGCCCATCTTGTAATGGTGGCGCCAGACACGCCTCTTTGTATAACACCAGCGGCTTCAAATACCCTTGCATCGGCAATAGTTCCGGTATATGTGTTCGAGACAGCAAGTCCACCAAACCCACCTACGAGTTTGGTTACATTCTCTGGCGAGTTTGCAAGGTTCATGGTAAACTCAACACCATTTAGAGCTAGGTTTGGCGTAGTTGGTTCTAAAGTTGTTGATGTTTCAATCGTAGAAAAACCCACCGCTGTCTGGACTGTACCATCAATTTTTAGTTGTGCATTAGCGGGGTCAGGGGCCGTTCCGATACCTATAGAATCTACCCTTAAATCACCATTAACCGTAACAGCATTAAGAGCCAACTGCATAAGGTTTGGGTCTGTGGGAATACCAAGAAAACCGTTATCTTTTAGCTGTAAATCGCCAGCCATCACCGCGTCAAAGCTTGCGTCAACGGTTAGCCATGTATCTACGGCAAGGGCAGTGCTCAGTGAAATCTTAAACTTACTATCAACCTGATCTATGCCCATACTGATATTCTTGCTTGTGTCAGTATGGGTTATCCGTAATATGGCATCTCTGATTGCACTTGTCTGCTCTAGTATGAGCATTGGGGTAGGAACTGAGCCGGTAAAAATCCCTCGCATGCCCTGGATTAAGCTTGTGGTGACTATATCATCGCCAACAACAGCCGTACCAAGAACTGTGCCTGCTCGTGTCCAGTGGCCTAAAATGCCTGATGTTGGCGGTGTGCTTGTAAGTTGTTTCGATGCGTCGGTGTAAACGCCTGATGAGGCGGTAAGGTCGCTAACAATAGCACCGCCGAACGTGCTTACGCCAGATCCCGTAAAACTTCCCGTCCCTGCTGAAATATCAATATCTGTACCGGTGATGTTGCCTACGCCTGTGAAGTTGCCTGCTGTTACTGAGAACGTACCGTCTGTTATAGTGTCCCAATCAAGCACACCGTCACCGTAAGCATCTTTCCACTGGAAGGATGCAGCACCTAGATCGTAGGTGTTCGTCGTGGCCGGTTCAAGGTCGTCATAAGTGACATTGCCGGACGCTGAAAATACCATCAATAATATTAGACTAAGATGCTTCATATTCCCACTTTGTTCCTGTAGTTTTGTTTACTACTATCAAATTACCTACCGCTCTCGCTTGGTTGGCGGTAACATCCGCTGCCGTCGCTTCTCGTATCTTCCAGTTTGACGTTTCTCCTGCCGTGTTACCCATGACGAAATCTCTTTGCAACTGGTAACTTTCCTCAAGAGCAACGACCAGCTTGTCAAGCCATATCTGTAACGCCTTCCAGCTAAACAGAACCTTAATGCCAGGCCGATCAAGTTTGAGTTTTCTAGGTAAAAAACTCATCGATATCCATCCAATTCAAATTCGTTAAATACCGCTCCGATGAATTCAAAATAATCAGTGCTTTCAAGTTTTATCTTTAAGTATTTCGCTCTGGTATCAAACGGAACATGCACGACAACGACATCCGGATCCGGAAGGCTCGTATCTACGAGCGATGCGACTCCGACCAACTGCCAGTTTGCTTCGAGATCCCTTTTTATGAAAACATTTACGTTGCCCGCCGCTTCACGGTTAAAATACAGGTCAACGCCATTATTAACCCGCTTGAAAACCTGAAAAGCGTTAAAGTCGGTGCCGATAACTAATGATCTGGTATAGTCCGCACCAGCATCGTTAAACGCTGCGTGAAGTTCAAACGTGCCGCCTGAGTAATCAGATGCCAGGTCAAGAGGAAAGCCCAACACGTTTACGTTCGTGTCGTATACCTTCCATGCCTCGCCCCAATCGTCGTAGGTAGCGTATGGCAGGGAATTATAAGTAAATACTTCCTGCCGTGTATAATCACCAAACGCCCGGACCGGGATGTCGTGGATGTTCCAAGTCTTATCACTGACCGTCATATCGAGGATCGTATTATTCGTCTCACTGCTACCGGTTGGGACTGATATGTAAATATGTCCGAACTCGTCTATATATGTGGCCTGCGCTAAACCCACAAACTCAATATTAACATTCCTTAGAATCTTATCAACCGGTACACTTAACGAGAACGGTGTATCGATCTCTCTGAAAGTAAGGTCATTCGCCAGATAATACAGATCGCCTGCCTTGTCGTTTAAAATGCAATCTGGCGAAATAGCTCCTGTTTGAATCTGTTTTTCGTCCCATACGAAAACAAGGTCCTCGGTAGTTAGCCATCCGGCGTAAGTAACAGGCTTATCGCCGTTGGTAAACACATAAAGAGTTGAATCCTTTTTTCCAACGCCCGCGATGAACGCCGGTGTATTGTCAAACTGTCTCTTGCCCGCATCGCCGGCACTGTTCTCGTTGAAGTCACTGTCGTTACGCAAGGATGACCAACGACCTCGCTGCGGGTTGACGTTATTCGCACCTCCGCCCTCAGTAGTATAAAACAGGAATAGATACCCCTCGAATGATGCAAGGTACTTACAAGCTGTCAGCCTGGTCCCCGCTCCGTCAATGTCAAGACCTAGGACATTATTGAGTGCCGCGAAGTTGTTATTCGGATCATCCCTAACATCCCACTTCTGGATTACATCAATATTGTTTGTTGCGTAAACATTATCAAGGTGGGTAAGTATATCCCAATGTGTTGTTTCTGCTACCGATCCGGTTGTGAATTTGACGGCCAATGTCTTATCGGCGTTAGTCCATAAAAAGATGTTGTACCTTGTGCCGACAAGTAAATACTCGACGCCGGTCTGCTGTTTTGTGTGTTTATGATGTCTGATTATTGGAGTTGCACCGACGAACAGATTTCCGGGTATCGCATCGGCGGCAATGGCTTCGACGGTTGTTAATGATCCCGTTGTCGGCAGGGTTGCAACCGTGAACGTTGTCTCATTGCCAGCGGTCGAGCCTCCGTTGATCCTAATAGTCGCACCTACTGTTAAAACTGTGTTGCCCGCCGAGTGATCGCCTGTGATGTTTATGGTCTTAGTGCCTGAGACGATGCTTGTGATCGCGTAAACATCCGAAGGTGCCAAGATGTTCACCTGATTAGCATCCTGAAACGCTGCAAGCCTACCACGCAAAGCTTTATATTCTCCATGCTGCTCGAAAACATTTCGACTTTCAGCCTGCAAGAATGCCGCTGGAGTCAAGATACTTGGTATCGACTCTTGGACATTCAACTTTTCAGATAGTATTCCGAAATCTCTTGACATTATCTTCCGTCCACTATTATTCCTAAAGCGTCAAGTGCTATTAGTAACGTATTGAGGTCTGTCACTGACTGCTGTATTACAGGAGTTGTACCGTAGAAGCCGACTTTTTGTGCAGGGTCAAGGCCGATAGAGACAGACGCAGTATCTCCGTTGCTGTCCATATTAACGATAGCTTCCGTATCAGTTCCGTTGTAAGCATATAACATATAGTTGTCACCGGTAGACGCAAAATCAACACTCCAAATAATTCTCTTGGATGCAGCAAGTCCGGTGTACCTTCTTATTGCCGGTACAGCGTTCCTAACATCTAAAGTAGTCCGTCTGCTGGTTGTGTCTGGAGAACCGTCACCGCCCCACGCTACCTCTATTTGAGCACCGTCACCATCGACATTACTTTGGAATTTTGCACTTCCCGGGAAAGTCCCGAACCGCGACCGTACTTGGTAGTCTTGATCTCTGTCGTAGAACAATATAAATCCCTCGGCTTGTTTTGGAATTACAACGCTACTTACTGTGTCGTTCAAAAGATTAACGGAGTTGGCGCATTGGCCGGGACCGATAAATACTTGAGGTTTAGCAGTGTCATCAATCCGAAGAAAATCACCAACTGACGCACCAGCCTCATGTCGATAACCTGTAATGCTCCATCTTTGCCTGGCATTAGCTGCACTGCTTCCTCCAATGGTTATTGCAGGCTCTTGACTTTCGCTTTTTAATCCAATGCAATCTACTATCTGAGTACCGTCTGCATGCAATAGGCCAAGTGGATTACCGTCACCTGAGAAACCTATAAACCGAATTGAACCGCCGTTACCCCTGCCTCCATCTCTGCTGGACACTCCGGGTGCAAAATTAATGTTCGGGTGGTTTGTCATTGTTACGCCATAACCGCTACCTGAATTAGACCCGCCGCAATCTTCTACCTGCAATACGGCCATGAATCCGCCAAGTAGATAATTAGCCTTTGTTGCGTTTGTCACTTGCGTTCTTCTCAGAAGCGATTGCTCTCCAGCGGCCCAGATTACTATACCGTAATCAGGAACCCTTGCTGGGAATGTAGCAAAGAGGGGGTCTTTATTGCATTTGACCTGTAAATTTTCAATACTACCCCAATGCCAGAAATCGGGTTTAACCGACCCGCCAGGATACCCCGTAGGCCAATCAAAGTTTCTGGTTTCTATTACTCCCCTGTCTGGAAACGCAACCGCCCAATCAACTGATAAATCAGGGAATATAATCGTTCCGCTATTCGAGGATGAACTTTCTCCAACCAACTGAACGCTCGCGTCGACTCTTACTGGCTGTGATACTTTGTAATCGCCATGTGGCATAATCACCTTACTTGCTCCTGAGTCAAGAGCCGCTTGTATGGCCGCGTAGGAGTCTGTTACTCCTGTTGGGTCAACGCCCTCCTCAATCCTTACGTCATACGGGGTTTTATGGTAGCCTGTTCCTGTTATGATAGTTCCGGTCAATTCAAAGTCGTGGGTTTTGTCAAGTATCTCCTGAAATCCAGCCTGAATCCGACGCATGTTGTCATCAGCTTCGCGGGGATCGTCCGTACCTGCTGGCTTGCTGGTATCGATCAGGTTTGTGTAGACGACTGCGTAACCATAAGAGGCGATTAAAAGTACCATCACAAAGACAGATACCATCGCAGTTATTTTCCAATTTAAAGTTTTTCTATTCTTCATCTTTTCCGCCTTTCACTTTGTAACGGCCATAAGCAGCGAACGCACCACCGACGACGAGGCCGATGTCCTTTGCTGATTCCGTTTTCTGGCCTGTGGAATTAGTAATAGTGTCGTAAGTGTTGCCGATCTCAGCTTCGCCTACGCCCATTATATTCATCAGGGCGATTATTATAACGGTAAAAATTCCGCACATTGTTTTTGATTTTAAAGGGTGCTTGTTCATTTTTTTATCCTCTCATTAATGATGGCTGATTCCTTCTGTCTAATACTACCTTTTTCATTTCTTGGTCGTATATCGGTTTCCATATTGCGACTGCGTTCGATCTCGTGAGTGCTGCCGCCTTCCAGTAGGTAACGCCGGCAAACATCACATTTTCAAAGTCTGTGTCAAATTCGATATTGTTCGGATCCTTTGGATGGTTCTTTCTGAATTCTATAAGGGTTGTATAAGCCTCGCCAGCAGTACCCCAGAGATAGAACTTACCCTCGAACTCGGCGAACCATCGTGGAATCCCTGCCGTCGAACCGTGTGCGATTTTCTGGCGATACTCTTTAATGCCTCCTGGCAATTTAATAAGTGGTTCTCTTTCTGTGCCGCCTGCGTCGGTCAGAGTTATATTAAACGTTGACCTGTAGCCGGTAGGCCAGTTGAGCGTCGTATCGCCATCGTCAAGCGTTTGCGTATCATCGGTATCGATCAACAACCCTTTTTTGCTCAGATCACTCAAAACCTTGTTAATCTGGCGGTCAAGGTCTGTGTCGGAAGCGTTTAAACCAAGGTTCTCGTTGACGTCCTCGATTATGTCGTCTTTGTTTATGAAAGCCATGCTTCACCTCGAAAAAAGGATCTGAGGCCGATCTTCAGTTGGAGAACAAAAGATCGGGCCTCAGTCCAGAATAAATTTAAGGAGTAACTACAGGTGGAGCTGCGTTACCAGCCGTACCAATAATTATCCATCCTTGTGTATCTACAAACTGAAACGTAACCATATCGCCATCATCAGCCAAATCAATAGACGTATAACCTAACGCGGTTGCTGGCGTGATTACGCCGTTACCGCCATCGGTGTCATGGTTGACTGATAATATCTGGCCAGGTTGACCGTCTGCCAACGTCAATGCCTCAGCTCCGCCTGTACTCTCGTAAGTGATTATCGTATGCGTGATCGGCAACGCACCCGCACCAGCAGCATAATCAACTACGCCCGATGGAGCGTAGACTATATCGCCTGAATCGTCTGGAAGTTCTATCGTAGCATCTGCGGTCGCGTCGTTCGGAGTTATGATCGTCTCGAACGCATCGGCAGTCGCACCTTCCATGATGATCTGGTTAGTACCACCCCAGAACGAATTAGCTGCCTCTGCAATATTGGTCGTTAAAGTTGAACCAACAAACGCAAACGAATCAGCCGCTCCATCCGGAAGAATCCAGATTATATCAGCCGTTGGATCGGTAGCCTGAATTATCGATTCCTCGGTATCAGCGGTCGCACCTTCAAAGACAAGCTGGCTTGTTCCACCTGTTACCGAGTTCGCAATATCAACAGCGTTCGTAGCCAAAGACGACGGCATTATGCCATAAGTGGCTGCGGCTGCATCTGGTAACGTGTAAATCACGTCCGCGGTTGCATCGGCAGCGGTCAAAATACACTCGCTTGCATCTGCTGTACCTTCATAGATAAGCTGATTAGTTCCACCAGATACCGAATTAACGATCTCAGGTGCGTTTGTCGCAAGCGTCGAAGCCATTACAGCAAACGTGTCAGCCGCCGCGGTTGGAAATGTCCAAGTTACGTCAGCGGTAGGGTCAGTAAACACGATAGTTGCTTCGTGATCGTCAGCAGTACCTTCGACAATCCATGTCTCAGCAGCAGCACCGTTAAACAGCTTTGTGTCAGTCGATATAAATGACATTATATCAGCAGCTGTCAGCGTTACATCGCCCGCCGATGCTCCGGCAGCAGCTATAGTCACCGCACCAGCAGATACCGTCAACGCATACGAATCATCAGCATTAACCGTAATACTGGTATCAGTATCGAGTGCAATTGCACCACCAGCCGAATTACCGATAGTAGTAGCACCTGTTGATGTACCGGTACAGATATTGGTAGCGAAATTCGAACTTGGGTTCAAGTTCACTATTCCACCGTCATAGGTCAGCGAGTGTGTAGCACCTGCCGAACTCAACTTAAACCCCAAAGCAGTGCCGTTAAAGACATTGAAATTAGAGTTTAGACCCGTCCCTGATACACCAATGTTAAACGTAGAATCATCAGCAGCCGGTGTAAACGAAAGTCGATTAGCTACATTGCCAGCCTGAAAAACCCAGTCGGCACCCGTTCCCATCGTAATAGTCTGTGCGTCCGTATAATTCGTGGAGCTTATCGACTGTAAATACGATGGAAACTGTATTTCGCCTTCGTTAGACGCTCGATCCCTATGTCCAGAGTTTGTCCGGGGACCAACTCCATCGCCGTTCGTCATACTAAAATCATACTTATCAGGACCCCACCAGAACACCTTCCCATCTGTAAGGGTTGTGTTCGTGGAAGCTTCCGTCATCGGTATAGTTATAGTATTCTGCCTGGCTTCGTCCATATAGATCGTAGCGTCGGTTGTAGTTCCGGCAAGATAGATAAACAGATTTGTAATATCGTCTACCTTCTCGCCATTTTCATCGACAATCTGTATCTCGTGGTACACATCACCGAAACGATTTCCCGCCTGTACTGTGCCAAACAGTAAGGCAAGCATTAAAATAATAGTAAACTTCTTCATTAGAACACGTTCCTTTCTGTTTATGCGTCAACGATTACTTCTGTATCGACGGTGAATATAGCCTCGTCGCTTCCAGGAGTTTCCGTTCCATGAGCGTTAAAGATTGATTTTTTGGTTCCGTATATCTGGTTGATTTTGATCTTAGGAATATCATTATCAACCATGTCTTCGGACCACGATGGTTTCTTCGCCCATCCAAACGCCATAGCCTGAGCACCCATAAATAAGGATCTGGCAACAGTCCTGCCGGAAGCACAAGCGTCGGTTGTGGCCGTCCGCCCTGCGTTAAGCAGAAAACCTTCGGCCAGGGTTGTACCACCGGCTCCGGTCCTTATAGCTGTGCGGTCATACTCAAATACCAACATTCCGTCGTGATAGAATGAAGCACCGGAGAAAATCGGGTTCAGATTACCGCGGACGTTGGCGTCTCGCTGCATTGCCTTCCAGCCCAATTCGCCTGTTTCGGCTCTTATGGACTTGATCTGCAATGGACTCATCAGGACGATAAACACTTTCGCCAGGACAGGGCCGAGATTCTTTCCGGACCTTGCATCGTCAGGATTCGCCTTTGTCAAGTCATGGAGTGCCACTGGACGGAAACGCGGTATCGCTGCGGTCATCCGGCGTTTGATAGCTTCCATGAGCACAGTACCCATCAGGTTGCTTGCCTGAGTACCAGCCGTCAGAAGTGCATCGCTCAATAGACTTGTACCACTGTTGCCGAGAGTACCGTCCGCAGCCTGTCCGCCGTAATAAATGCGGTCAGAAGTAGGATAGGACTCGTTGACAGTCTGAATTGCCGATCCGCCGGAGTTCTCGTTATACGTGCCATTAGCACACGTATTGAGATCATCTTCCATAGCCTCGGAAAGCCATTCGCCAAGATCGTTCCGGCTGTCAGCACGGAAATTCGACCGCGTCAACTGTTCACTCATAGCACCCGCAGAAACGGTAGACTGTGACCTTTGATGTAAGGTCATAGACATATTCCTGCGTTTGATCTGAGCTTCTTTACCGGTTGTGTTGCCGTCATCGCCTTGTCCGCCACCGGACAGTTTTACGTGGGCTTCAAAGATGATAGTTCCGCCGGGACGGTCTTTCAGTTCATTGTCTGTGACGATGAGAGCGTTTTTGTCATTCTTGGCACCTATGAAGGGTGTAAAGAACATATTCTCAAGGCCAAAGGCGTAAACTGCATCAGACCACGCGGTCTGTGCTCGGGGATCACCAAACTCATAGCTGGTGGCGACAAAGAACTGTCTAAGTGGGGTTGGTAGCCCCAAATAGTCAACAGCCATTGCCTGCTTTGCCATAGCACGGTCTTTCATGCCCTGCTTGGTAAAGTCCATAATAAAATTAAACATTTTAAGCTCCTTTTTTTCAGGAGCGAGTTTTACAGATTCTGGACTCTTGTCGTTTGCAGGCTAATATTACTTAAAATACTTTCCTGCGACGGCACAGCCTTTTCCGCTTCTGCATCGGCCTTCACCTTTGCCGCGGCGTCTGCTGCAACTTTTTCGTCATCTGTCTGCTCGCTCGATTCAGGAGCAGCTTTAAGATTCGCTTTTTCGATAGCACTTTTGCACATTTGGTAAGACTTTTCGCCGAAGTCAGCACCAGCATTTCGACAATCAAGGAGCTGTCCCTCTGTCAACAGCTTATCGCCCTGATTTATCACATCCATGTAATCGTCGTGGACCTTGTAAGCAGTCTGGACGGATATTGCCTGTTGTACCTTTAAGTCGCTGGCAGCGGCATCTTCCGACGCCTGATTTGCTGTCTGCACCTTCCATGCTTCTTGATCCCTGAATGTCTTGGCGGTGATAACAATGTCATCATCCGTCAAGTCGGGATCTTCTTCACGCTGTCTTGCGATTTCACGATCTACGGGCGAGACGTTTACCGGTGCTTCGGTTGTTTGCTGAGCGGTCAAAATATCAATCTGGCCCTTCAACCTTGCATTGTCAACTTCTGCTGTCTGTGCCCTTGATCGAAGTGCTGTATGCTCATGTAGCGGAACCATCGGCTCCTCTACCTTTTCAGTGACCTTTTCTTCGACAACCGCTTCGGTTTGCGTTTCCTGTTCGCTGCTCTCTTTTAGTTCAGTTTCCATTAGTATTACTCCTTTATTCCGGCTGGAGTGCCGTACAAGTCCTGCTTCCCGCAGTAGGGGGTGATTTTTACCGAAACCACCAAAAACGTCTCTGTCAACCTACGCAGTCAACAGATTCTTGCATTTCCCGTGCAATACGGTACAAGTCCTGGTTTGCCGCTGTCCAGTACAGCTAAGTTGTCTTGGCTACTGCTAAATCAGCTATTTCCTGATCTATCATAGCCTGTGCTGCGTCGAACAATGGTTTGTCCATCTTGATCTCTGCGATTTCTCGCTCGACACCAGATTTCCTTTTCAAAGTCGATACAGCACCCTCGATTTTCCATCGCTTCTCGTCCTTGTCCTTTATTTCGGACAATTTCTTTGGCTTAAAAGCTTCTGGGAAAACTGCTCTTTTCGTTGCTAACGACATCACACACCGCCTTCAATGTCCATTCGACCTTTAAGCATGGAATATCGCAACATATCAGCCGGACACGGTGTTTCATCTTTTCTGCCGGCGTTCAATTTCGGTTCAATAGCCAAACAAAACGCCTTTTCCTCGGCATTAAGCGGCTGATCGGCCAGGGCTTCAAGTTCTGCCTTGATATTAGCTGCCGCATTTTTGTTCTTGGTATCGACTGCTTTCTTACGTAGCTCTGTGCCTTCGGCTTGAAGCTGCTGAATACCTTTTGGTGGCGGTGGTGTTGGCTTCTGGACAGGTGCCTTTTCTTCTGCCTTTTCAGCTGCCTTTTCTTCTGCCTTTTCAGCCTCTTTCCAATCTTGGCAATCAGCGGCCATGACTATAGGATCAGCGTCAGCAGCCATGCCCTCGGGATGACACGCATCATAGTTGTGACAACCAATACAGCTTTTCGCCACTTCATCGACCACCACTTCCAGATCGGTACATTCGCAACCGTCTGCTTTGCACTTGACATTGCCAGCCTCAATGTTTTTAAGCATCGCCTGACTCAACCATTCGTGACCACACCCTTCTTTTTTACATTTCACTTTCGTTTCTGTTACCATGATTACCTCGTTAATTGAATTCCCTTGTTATGTATGATCTTCGACTTTTCCGGGAGTTTTGCTTCCGGTGCCGTGATCGTTACTGTTTCTGCCACTTCGTCGTATGTCAGGTCGGTCAGATTGGCCGATTTCAAAGCTTCGAACATTCTGAGGCTTTTCAGTGGCAATGTCAAGCTTCCACCGTTCTTATGAAGCAAGTATATCATAAACGCCTGTACCCACTCTGGCTTCGGTTCAAACTTCTTCTTTTTAGCGTTCTTACGGCGTTTGTCTTTAACTTGTTTTACCATGATTACCTCTTTTTGAATCTCGGATCAGTATTCTTGCATGGGTCAACGGGTACATCCGGATTCGCCACCTTGCACCCCTTGACCGTGCAGCATTTTCCGTCGAGGTTTAGGATGCACTTCGAATGATCTTCGGCTTTCGGTTTTTCCAGCACTTTAACCCGCTCGCTCAAATTCGCCAATGCGTTAGCAATCCTGTTCGAAAGCTCGTTCTGTTCAGTTATAGCCTGAAGAATCCACGTTATCCTCTGTTCTTGTGTCCAGTTCAACCTGTCCGTGTTGTCATTGCCGAACATACTTATGTATTCAGCACTCGGATCGCCGTTACCGAACTTCTGAGTTTCAGTGCAACCGGTTAACGTAAGGCATAACAGTGCAAGCATTATAAATAGAGCAATTATCTTTCTATTCATTTCAGTTCTCCAATTCTTCGTTTAATTTCAGCTTCTATAACAATGTAGTCGTCAGTATCAATCACCCATTCGTTAGGATCGGCAGATTCAGTATCTTCGTACCGTGGCTCTATCGCATGGGCTATGCAGGCTTCCGGGTCAATCTGTGTTGTCGTAAATGTACTTTCCGGCGAGTCTGGTATGTATATCACCGTAGGTTTCGGAGTATCTCCTATTGTGATTAGCGATTCAGACGGTTCGCACCCCGCAAGGCACACCGCTAACATAACTGCTGTTATTACGATAAAAAGAAGCCGAGTTACTATTGTCGCTAAAACTTGGTCTGGTGTTTCTTGTGGACTGTTCATTCTTGTTCTCCTTTTGCTAAATACGCAACGCCTATTTTCTTTGTCGATTCGATAATGCAATCGTAACCTGCTATTTCAAACGAATCGCTATGCAGTTCTCGCCACTTGTCATCGAGTTCATTAAGTGGCAACCTGTCGTAATTCTCGCCGAAAGCCCACACAAGGCAATCGTGTATATCCTCATGGTCGACACCATTGTCAAGCAGGATAAGCTTTGTGGCTGGTTGCCACTCGTACACGTTTGGGATTATGTACTTTGTTTCTGGTTCGCATCCCGCAACGCACACAGCTATTACCAACATGAACAAAACTGCCGTCGATTGTTTCTTCCAGAAGAATGGAATCGTCAACCTAGTCAGCCCAAGTTGTATAAACAATCCCCTAGCCCATACATTTATCGCCCACGCCTTGCTGTTTTTATGACAATACTTTTCTTTCCACATTTCAAGCTTCATTTCTTCGTTCTCCAATTAAAAGTTATTTCTTCGACCAATCTATCTTATCGAAGTTATCTTGATACTGTTTTGAATTTGTGTCAACGCCAAGCCCTTCACGCTTCGCAACGTAACCAGGCCCCCAGCCTAAACCATCGGGGCTTGTGTCGAACGTGGCGTTCTGCCTTGCCTTGTTGTAGCTGAAATTGGTGGTTTTGATTGCAACCATCTTACGCACTCACAGTAATAGACTTAGCTTGTTCAAGTTCACGGTGCAACAGGATGTCAAATAGCACTAAACTCACGAAAATTATGATTTCCTCACGGTTGCCTCGATGTCGAGGTAGCAAGTCTCGTTTGAACCACCCAAAGCCAAAACAAAATCGAGCCTTAGAAATATCACTAAAAGAAAGATTCCAGTTTTTTGTTATTTTCATGTTCTTCCACTCCATTTAAGCACTCCTCGAAACAGAAACGTCGTCCGCTGATGCCGAAATACTGGCAAGCAATTTCTTTCTACCCTTGATAAGTTCGTCCTTGTTCGGAGCATCAGTCGAGTTGATTAAGTCTTCTGGGTTCAAACCAACATCGCCCGCTTCTCGCAAGGTCCTGTGAAGTTCAAATATCTGAATCGCCTTGATAGTCCGCATCGTCTCGCTCATCGGCGATAGGGTCATCTTTGTGTTGTATTTGCCGGTCTTACGCTGGCCGATCAGGTTTATCATTATATCCTCGGCGATCGGTATCGCTGCTTGCTCGACCTGATTGACAAACTGACCATAAAACTCAGTCTCGTCGTTGAAAGTGTCAAGTATTTCCGCTTGTAGTTCTGGATTCTTTGCTGCCATACTCGCCCTGACCGGGTTTATGGCAGGTGGCGGACCTGGTATATTCGCTCCCTGCTGCCGAAGCTGGTTTATCACGATTCCCATCGCCTGGTCGAGAATATCTCCATCGATCAAGTCCTCTTTGTCGATCGTTGCCCTAATCTCGTCCTCGCTGAATATGTCATTCTTGCGGATTATCTCAACGATAAGATTTCCGAGCATTGCGAGTGAATAATTGAAGTTGCTGAATATCGAAGCGGATCCTTGTTGTGTTTTCGCAACATCAACTTTCTTCGCCGTACCGGATAACGCCCTCTGGTCAGATTCGGGGATATCAAGCCTCCCGGTGATCGTTTTGACGTTGTTCATTGATTCTCTGACAATTACTTCCGTGTTCGGGAATGGCGGTGGACTAACAAACTCGACCTTGCCGCCGTAATCATCGGCGTTGATCACAGCCCTTTGTCCCTTGCCAAGCATATCCCTGAGATCATCAGCTTTATCGCCCGTACGGTCCTCTTTGACAATCACCGGCTGGTAACTATTCTGCTTGACCTGGTTCGCGGTCATCGAATGGAACCAGTTGATTTCTTCCTGTGTACCGATCAAGTCCTCGGCAATACCTGATTTGTAGCCGTTTATCCAGTAAGGCCAGAACGGGATAATCGGAAACATCTGAACCCCGTTCATCTCGTCAACCCTATCCTCCAAGAACGTATCGCCCACCCTGATAGTGTGGTGCATGACAAACGTGTCCACTTCCTCAATGCTGAATATCTCTGGGTTTGCTTTGGTGGCTTTCTTTGCTGCGGCAATCTCGCTATCTTTGAGTAATAGTTTTGAGTCAAGATCCGATTCCCGGTTATCAAACCAATGGACGGCTTTTATATACTCTTTCCAGTATGTGTGTGATTTCAAGTATCGGTTACGAGTTACGTCATCGAGATCATTGCGGTTTCTATCGCCAAACGAACCTCGCTCGTTGTTATTATTCCTGTCCCCTCCCACCATCCAGTCAATAATAGCGTCTTTCATGCCCGCCAAGAGTCCACGGGACGTACTGCTTCCACTTACAGCCAGTTCATCCGCTTTGTCCGGGTATTCAGTTTCAACCTCATCCTTTTCAATCCATTCCTCATAGATGACAAACCGGCCACCTGTGCCTTTTTCGTTCTGGTCGTATGACTGAGCATTTCTATCAAATAAGCAATTATGCTCGTTTAGCTTCTTGATAGTAAGATCGCCATGCTTGGGATCGTCGGTCTTATTTATAAATATGCCGATAACACCCTGCCCTGACGACAAGCCAGCTTCGAACATCTGCGATTTCTCATATCGCACTGATTCAGAGTCACCCACCTGTTTTGTCAATGCTGTAAGGACGTTAGCTATTGCAGCAGCACCGCCCTGGGTATTCTCAACAATGAAGTCCTGTGGATTCTGTATCTCACCACCGGCAATCTGCTTGATCTGTGCCTTGACTATCGGGATTGACAGCGTAAACTTGCCTTGGTCCTTCGCTTTAAGCCTTACGCTCTCGTCCCATTGAAGCTCGCCACCTATAACAAAGTTCTCAGCCTTGCGCATACGGTCGTATTGATTGAAGGATCCCGAAGCGGTCTTGCGGAACTCTACGACCTTGTCGAGTATCTCATTGTCCGTTTTTGGATGTGCTAATGTTTCATCTGGCATAGTTTATTTCCTTAAACCGACATCGCTGACTGACGGGTTCTTCTTTTCTTCTTTTTAGTGAAAGCCTGGTCATTCTTCGTTGTTATCGGCAACTTCTTCCATGCCCATAAGCCGATTATATACGTGTCACCTCTATCAGGGCTACATCCCAGCCTCTTTTTAATGCTTTTCTTAGCCTCGATGATGATCTTACAATTACGAAATTCATAAGTTGGGGTACATAGTTGGCCTCTGGTTTTCATGTTCATATTATGGCATACGACCGGTATATTTGTTATGTTATCAAAAACGCCCTCATTCAGTATCTTCGCCGCTTCGCTCCAAGCTTCCGCTCTTTGGTTGTAATACTTTTCAGGATAATTTGATTGACCTTGCGGGGTGTATCTTATAACTGTTTTACCCATCTTCTTGAGGTCTGTAATAACCGCTTCGCCTGTGTCAGCACCAACCGCTTCAACAACGATCGGCAAGTCACCGTTCATAGCACTTAAACCAGCCAGCCGATTCGATATCTGGTCATGGTCACAGTAAGGCATGATTACTTCATCTTCGATCTCAGCGTTATCCATGAGGAGTATTACACACTCATCGTCACCAAATGTCGCAGTATCACAAACAAGAAAGCGTTTATGTATTTCTTGTGTTGCTTGCCGGGCCATCGCTTCTTCGATCCATCGACCCTTGATGACCTGGTCCGCTCCTTCGATCGAAGACCAATCACCTTCAAGGTAAGCCGCCAATAGTTCAGGTCGATGCTCGAAAGCATCTTTAAGAGTTTTTATGTAGCTGTCTGGAAGGTGAGGATTGTCGGTCGGTAACGCAGATACGAATTTCGCATTATCCTTCGGTGCAAGTATGAAGTCATTTTTCAACCAACACTGACGTGGGTTGGCTGTGTATAGTTCTTTGAACGGCCAGTTCTTGTAAGGCACTCGATCTTCTTCGGGGAGTTTGTTACCGTCAAGGTCACGCGGGTTCATCAGGACATTGCCGTCATTGTCACGCGGTAATACGACATTGCCCTGACTGTCCTTGAACACCATTCGTAACGATGCACGCAATACAGCAACATCGCTCTTTGTAACTTCCTCCGCCTGGTCGATGCCGATAAGAACGTATTCAGCAGAGTTAAACTTCTGGATGCTCTCACTCTTATCAAGCCCGCCATAATCTAATGCGATCCTACCGTCTATCAGGATATGTCTTGGATGCTTATCACTCGCACCCTTGATCTCGTAGTAATCAGCGGGGATAACCTGCTTCCATGTTTCAAGCGTGGTTCCGGTGAAGTCAACAGCGTTCTTTCTGCCAAACCAGCCAACGTGAGGAGGTGTGTCTGATTTCTCAAGTTTACCGGCTGCTGCCATAGCCCAGCACTGAGTAAACAACCATACAACCATAAAGAAAGTCTTACCGCCGCCCTTCGCCCCGCCATACAGCAAACGGTCAATCACAGTCATCGCAAGGGCTGTCCATGCAATCCGCTGTCTGTCTGTGCGTTTGACTTTTAGTTGTATATCTGGCATTATTTGATATCTTTCAAGTAAGCCTCAAGCAACTTTCTGTATTCGTCTGGCAAGTATGGATTCTCTTTGGGTTCTGGGTCACTCATTCAACCACCGGGGGTAATAGGGCCACTTTGCCGCTGTGTTCTATCTTCTTCGTGATACGACCTTGAATGTCGTCGTAATGTTTAATCGCTGCGATCTTAACTTTCATATCGTCACATTGCATTATACAAAGTGATAGCTGGCTGTCGGATGTCATTTCTGATAGTTCAATCTGGATTAGATGATTGATGCGTTTGTATATCTTTGGGTTCTTCAACAACGTGCTCGCTGAGGCCCTGGCACATGCGTTGCCCTTCTTTGTGGTTATGTCAAAGCTAAACGCCTCTCGATAACTATGTAACCCGCTGCCTGTGAATTCGCCTGAGACATTACCGGAGAACAACTGGCAGAACATTTCCTGCTTTGGATTACTGATCGCTTTGGAAGCCGGATGTATTTTAGCCTTGGCGATCATCAACCTCCTTCTGGATGATTGAGTCGACAACCTTAACTGCGTTACTTAGCTTCGTAAGGTTCGACAGGACGGGATTCATCTTGTAGAACGTGTGAGCCGCGTCTAATTCGTTCCTGGCAGTGTCGAGTTCTTCATGGTCCATAGTGCGTAGAATAAACAACTTATGAATTAAATGTCAAGAAGAAATTAAGATTTATTTTGATAAAAGACCAACAGAGCAGCCGAAACCGCCCTGTTGGTGGTGATAATGGGGGTTACATAGTGTGGACTTGTACTCCGCTAATAGCGGTTTGGAGCATGAAACCAAGCAACTCCCATACCTTGTTCTGGATTCGGTCCATACAGATTTTTTCGCCGACATCCTTGTCGTAATTCGCAGGGTCAACGCAAGATGATGACTCAGTGATGACGAAACCATTGCGAAGGGTGGCTTGAACAACTGTAGTTTTGTCGCCCATCGTAACAACATCCCTTGTTTCAATGAAATCCTCCACCATCGACAAAGTGATCTTGCTTCCGTCGCTGTCACGCATTGATAAATACGCTTTCTCGAACACGTCCTTCGGACTCCATGCCTCATACGGAGTTTCGCCGAATACACCATCGGCGTCTGCGTACTGAACCAGATAACCGTTCGCGGCATCCAAGTCACTGTCGACCGGCTTACTGTGACTGCCGTCAAACTCATGGTTGGTCATCGGCTTTGCTTTGATGATCTTCGTGCCAATAAACGTTCGCATTGGCACTTTTTTTTCTTTTGTTTCGTTGTCCATTTCTTGTTCCCTTTCTTAATATAAGTTCCTAGGCATTCTAGGTTTACTTTAAAATAGCCCTAACGCCCGCAAGAACGCATTTACAGCCCCGTCACTGACCTCCTCAATACCGTTAGGGTCAGGTGCAGATTCGATATTGTTAATTGCAGTTAAGGTAAAAGGTGTGGAATGTTTAAGACCGCTCGCCCGGGTCCAGTACATGAAAGAATCGCTCTTGATCGTATTTTGGAATACGATGTCACCTTTAAGTTTGACAGTCGTCGTCTCGCTGGTTGACTTGCAGCCGTTGAGGAGTAAAATCAACCCAACCCATAACGCAGTGTTTATTATCATCGCAATTATAAAATGCCAATTGATTTTCATAACATCAACCCTCTTTCATTTTAACGACAAGATTAGTGGCCGCGTTCATCGCTGACAATGCCGCTGCGTAATTCTTTTCGATTAACATCTGGTGTTTTGCGTCCTGGAGGAGTTTGATTAATTCATTGAATTGCTCGGCACTTGGTTCATACAGAAGGTAATCGAGAAAATTCATGTGAGCATCGTCCAAACTCTTTCTCAATTTTCTCATATCATTTCTAAGCCAGTCAATGCCAACCGCCACTGCTAAAATTACAACCCAAAACAGAACGCAAAATATTTCCATTATTTCAATCATAACATTACTCCTTCTGGCTCAAAGCCACTGAATAAATTTATATCCTGTTGGCACGTTTGCCAACGCTTTATCTCTGGTTTCACCTGGAACATCTACCGCGATCGTCGCGTAGCCAAGTCCATGATCGTTTGGCCTGGGTATTTTATCGCCATCCTGATCGAGCAGAAAACATCTGGCTTCAAACTCTGGTTTTGTGGCTCGTTTCAGGATATTTTCATACATCGCTTCGAAATCATATTTCTTGTCACATTTCCGGAAATTCCCGACAGTCATTTCAAGACCAAGCCAATTTAGAACCACTCTTACCTTTTGTCGGAATTGCTTTGATCTGAGTGCTGGTGGCATTGGAGATTTAGAATACGATTCTGGTTTAGTATCTTTTGTCTCTGTAACTGTGTCACCAGCAAATTCCTTATTGTTCTCTATATGCACGTCTTTTTCACATATATCCCTTTTATCTTTTTCACACCTACTCATACACTCTTTTGTTCTATTTAAGGGGTTACAAGTAGTTACACCCTCTTTTTTCTCAGCTAACATGGTCAAAAACAGCGATTTACTGTCACCCCTTGTGATGGTTTTTTTCAGTGACATTTCATCCTTTCCAGTTACAAAACCACGAATCTAAATTGTCTGCAAATTCACTATTTTCACTTAGCTT